ATTTCTCTCTGTAAATACTTGAAATAATTCATTGCTTATGTTATTAATTTTAATCAATGATTTACTAAAATCTCCCAAAAACACTCCAATGTTCTCCCCAATATCAGAGAGAATAGTTCTGCATTCCATTTCATTATCAGCTTTCAACCACCTTACAACATAAGGGATCAAATCAAACTGTATTTTAACATCAAACTCGCCTGTAAATATTTGGAGTTTGTCTTCTTCAAAACAAAATGTATCAATTAATGTCTGAGTTTCTCTCAGTATCTCTCTAATATTAGAATTAAGAATATGATTTGGAATATCATCCATGTTGTTAATACATAATTCTTCGCGAATTTTGATTTCATTGAAACAAGAGAGAAACGTGATAAATTCATCTACACTCAAGCCATCAAATTTATTATCGCAAATTAACTGTGCGAATATAATACTAGGAACCTCACGTATGCTTGATGCAACAATGCCTTTTTCGGTAATTACATAAGAAGTATTAGTAGTAGCATCGTTACTCTCTCCACAGTTTTGTGAAATGAACCCATTTTGATGTAAAATATATAATATATGGTTTGATTGATTTAATAAATAATTTTCCAAGTTATACAAATATTGCTCTTGTTCGACAAGTTCTTTTTTAAGTTTATCGTATAATTTAAATTTATCGCATAATTCTTGAACCGTATGATTTGCATCAACAATTTTATAAATATCTTCCTTGTATTTGTCAAATTTTTTCATAGCTTTTTTTCGTTTATTTCCATATAGTAAATTAATACTTTTTTCGGTGGCGGTATAATCTTGAAGTAAAGAAAATAATTCATCACTAAAATGATAAGAAGTTGTAATCTGTTCATATTCAATTTGTTTTATTTGGAGAGAATTTGTCTGTTCAATAATAGTTTTTGAAAACTCTTTATTTAACATACTCGTTTGTGTATAACTTTGCAAATCACAATTATCCGATTTAATGATATTTAAAATGAGTGGATAATCAACTTGAAATTTAGATTTTAATGTTTGCGGAACACCATTCATAATTAATTTATATTCAATCGTAGATGGGGGATTATTATTGAACATATTATAACAATGTATAACGTGTCCTTTAGTATCAAGACCTCGTCTCCCAGCCCGTCCAGCCATTTGTGTATATTCGTGACTGAGTAAATATCGTTGTCCTTTGCTGGTATATTTACTTAAACTGGTAAATATAACGGTTTTAGTAGGCATATTAATACCAACAGCAAAAGTTTCGGTAGCGAATAGAACTTTAACAAATCCTTTAGAAAACATTAATTCAATCATTTCGCGCAAAACCGGCATAATACCACTATGATGAATAGCAATACCTTTTTCCAAAAGTTTAACGATAGTATTAAATTCAGGTAAACTAATAATTTCATTGTAATTAGGTAATTTTCTTAAAATATTATTACATTCTCTTGCAGCAATAGCGGGAATATTAGAGTCATCTTCAAGTAAATTAACGGTAATTTGATGAGCGTATTTTTCAACATTTTTGCGCGAGAAAATGAAACAAATAGCAGGGAGCATATCATTATTTTTAAGATGTAAAAGCAGGTTGTTAAGAACCAAATTGGGTTTAATGAAACATTTATTATTATTAAGCAATCGCTGAAATGTATTAATTTGATGTAATGCGGTGTCATTAAATTGCGTTTTTGCACTTTTAATAAGATGTAATTTGCGTATGATGGAATTAAATTCATTATGTTTATCTTTATCTTTAATAGTCTTGAATATAGTTTGATTAGAATCCATATAAATATAATGATAAAGTGGAACAATTCGGTGGTCGGTAGGAACAAGGTAACATTCTTTGGTAGGTTTATTATCAGCATCAATATGTTGTTCTTCAACCCATTTAGCAAATTTGTCAGGTTTATCAATAGTAGCACTTAACATGAGCATTTGTACGGTAGGTGGTAAAAGCATAATAGTTTGTTCCCAAACCTTTCCTCTATCCTCATCATTAATATAATGAACTTCATCAAATATGACGCAAGCTAATTCATTATCAATGTCCATTTCAAAATGGCTATACCCCGATTGATTTTTTTCTTTTTCTTTTTGTTTGGATTGTTTGGTAAACAATGTGTTTTGTAAAATTTCGGTTGTCATAATAAGAACGTCAGCATCGGGGTTAAATTTAATATCCCCAGTTAAAATACCAAATTCAATATGTGGAAATTTTTGCGTAAATTCGTGAAATTTTTGATTGCTAAGTGCTTTAATAGGACTGGTATAAATAACCTTTTTGCCTTTTTTATGAAAATGGTCAATAGCAAATTCAGCAGGAAGAGTTTTACCAGATCCAGTATGCGCTGTAATTAAAACGTTTTTATTATTAATTAATCCTTCAATAGCATATTTTTGAAAATCGCTAAGTTGAAAAGGGAATGTGTTAAAATATTCAAGATATTTTTCATTATTTTCTTGTGAATAATTAGCAGTGCAAACCTTAACCATGATTTATATTAGATATAATAGATATAATATCAAAACGATTATATCAATTTAATAATTAAATATTTAAATGGGTTCCCCAATATTTTTGCCAAGAAGTTCAATTCGTCTAGAATTAGTTATGATTTCATCATTTTTTCTATTTTCCTTTATTTTTCTTATTTTATTTTTTTTATCCTTACAACTGTCATATCCCTTTTGTTTGCATAATTGTTCATCTGCTTTATCCTTACAACTGTGATATTTTTCTTTTTTACATTTGTCCTCTTTTTTTTTATGAAAACAATTATCATAACCAGCGTCCTTACATTTTTTTTCTCTTTTATCTTCAATATCTTTGCGAATTTTAGCAAAATCAAAATTTTCAATCAAATAACTATAATGAAAAGAAAGCACAGCGCATATCAATAAAATAATAGGTAATAAATTGGAAGTAATATATTTAATGTTAAAAAATTTATAGATTTGCATATTTAATCTTACAATATTGAAAGATTAAATTTTACCATATAGAATTATAAAAACGGTTGAAATAAAAAATTAATATTTACAAAAATTGTAAAAATATAATGATATAATATATATAAGTTAATAATGGATAGTTTAGAAGATATACAAAAAGCAACCAATACTAAATCATTTGTGGATCATGTATTTGAATTCGATGATGAAACAAAGAATGAATTAATGAATATCTGTCAGTATAGTATTTTAGCAGTTTTTCCAGTGGTAGGGTTAAATAAACTTTTGAAACATTATGTTCCAGATGTAGATGAAGAGAAAGGAAGTCTAGAAATATTGTTGGAGGTGATAGGGCAAATGATATTGTTATTTATCGGTTTATTTTACATACATCGTTTAGCAACATTTGTACCGACATATAGTAAGCAAGAATACGTATCATTCAATGTACATACAATAATATTAGTAACCATATTAATAGTATCAAGTTTACATACTCGTTTAGGCGAAAAGACATCAATATTAGCAGAACGCGTTTCTGATTTGTGGCATGGTGAAACAAGATTAAACGAACAAAAAGAACGGTCAAATAAACCCCCAGTTCAATCAACAATGGCAAACCCTCATATGCCGCCTCAACAAGGTGCCCCTCCCCAACAGATGGCAATGGGTCCTCCTCCTCCACAGATACAACAAGTAAATTCGCCTCCTCCTCAAATACAACATCAAGACCCCATGGGAGCTTTTGGACAGAATGATATAATGGCAGCGAATGAAGTATTGGGTGGTAGTGGTTTTGGGTCAATGTTTTAGATTGTAAATAACAAATAACAATATATAAAAAAATATATTTATATATATTGTTTTCACTATATAAATATAAAGTAATATTAGTAATATTAGTAATATTAGTAATGTTAGAAATGTTAGAAATGTTATTTAATAGTATATTGATTAGTTTATTATTAATAAATATAAAAACAATTTTACGTAAAAAATTACGAAAAAAATCGAAACCAATCTCTGTAAAAATGGTTGATTCCTCACATAATATGATTGAATATAATATTCATCCTTCAACAATAGTGAACAACTTAATAGATGACATAGATGAAAAAAAGATAGGTGAAGAGTGGGGTTATAGTGAATTTATAAATAAAATAAACAACAATGAAATATCTGGTGTATCTATTTTAGAAAATGGAAATGGTGTAATTGCATTAGATAATAATATAAAGGATTTAATGGTTCAACCTAATAATTTACACACGGTTAAACTACTAAATTTAAGATTAGATAATGTAATAGATATAATGACTGAAAAAAAAATAAATTTTGATATATTTGTTAAAGATGAAACAACAAATGGTAGTTTAAGTATTTTTGATTTTATTTTTAATAACATACTATTGATAGCGTGTTGTATATTTATTTTTGCAGGTTCATCAATGCGTGACATAAAACAAATGAGCAGTCCCATATCATTTTTAACAGGAATTACATCGAACCCACATGATTTAATAGATAGGTCGGGTATAAATACAACATTTGGTGATGTTGCTGGTTGCGATGAAGCAAAATATGAATTAATAGAGATTGTAGATTTTTTAAAGAACCCAGAACGATATGTAGTGTCTGGAGCAAAAATGCCCAAGGGTATTTTATTGGCAGGAAATCCAGGTACAGGAAAAACAATGTTGGCTCGCGCGGTAGCGAATGAAGCAAATGTATCCTTTATATCAACAAGTGGTTCTGAATTTATAGAAATGTTTGCTGGAATGGGTGCATCAAGAGTTAGAAGTTTATTTAAAGATGCTCGTAATAATGCGCCTTGCGTTGTTTTTATAGATGAGATTGATGCAATAGGACGACACCGTGGAACAAGTAATGGTGGTGCAAATGATGAACGTGAGCAAACATTAAATGAACTTTTAACAAATATGGATGGTTTTAAAGTGAATTCCGGTGTAATAGTAATTGCAGCAACAAATAGATTTGACATACTGGATAATGCGTTAATACGTCCTGGTCGTTTTGATAGGAAAATATTAGTTCCGTTACCAGACTTTGATGGAAGAAAACAAATAGCAAGTATTCATTTTAGAAATAAAAATGTAAATATAGATATAGATTATAACGAATTGTCTTCATTAACAAGTGGGTTTTCTGGTGCTGACATTGCGAATTTAGCAAACGAAGCAGCAATTTTTAGTGTTCGGCATAATAAAACAAGTTTGGACCGTGAAAGTTTATTACAAGCATATGAAAAAATAACAATAGGTTTAACCTCAAACATTCAAGATAATGATGAAAATATAGTTGATTTAGTATCATATCATGAAACTGGACATGCTTTAATGGCATCAATATTTATAGAATTTTTTGATGTGAGGAAAGTAACAATAAATGCAAATAAAGGTGGTGCTGGTGGTTATACATTATTTACACCAAAAGAAGTATTCCAAAAATATACAACAAAAAAATTTGTATTATCAATGTTGATAGTAACAATGGGTGGGCGCGCAGCCGAAGTATATCATTTTAGAAAAAACAACACCACAAATAAATTAGATAGTGATATTTTTAGTGATTTTGAAGATTTATATGTAACAACAGGTGCAACAAATGATTTAATGCAAGCAAATAAAATATCCCGCGATTATTTGACCAAATATGGATTTGGAAATGAATTTGATTATTATAATGAACCTGTAAATACAAATTTATACTTTATGACATATAATAGTGGTTCTTCATCAAGTATAATAAGTGAAGAAACAAAATATGATTTAGATAAACAAGTTCGTGAATTAGTTAAGTTTGCATTTAAAAGTGCATTAAAATTAATATACATTTATGAAGGTTCAATGGAAGAGATAGTAATGGAACTTAAAAAAAAACGGGAAATAAGTGGAAGTGATATTCAAAAAATATTAAAAAAAAATCAAAATAATCCAGATTGATGTAATATATTTTATCATTAGGGGGGTCAAGCAATAAAATATTATATATATATAATATGGATATATCATTAGTAAACAACAAAATGTTATTTTTATTAATCATTACGATATTAATAATATTTATATATAACTATTTTGTAGAAAATGAAGGGTTTGAAAATAGTGAATATACAGAATTAAAAGTGAAAATAGGTTGTTCCAATGAATATCAAGAGCAACAGTTGAAATGTTTATTGGTATATGATGAAGAAGTATATCCTATAAGAAGAGAAATAAGTAAACCAGAATTAGATTTTATATATAATTATATAAAAATGTCATCATTAAAGGACTATACTGAAGATACCCATATTTCACCATATACATATTCAATGAAAATATCAAAATTAAGTGGAGAAATAAATAGTTCCCGCTTTGCATTTGGAACAAAAACAAAAAATAATCATAAAGAAATAGAGAAGAATATAAAACAATTAGCAAAAAAAATAGGGATTACAGATTTATCAAAAGAAAGCAATGATTTATGGTATGGTGTTGGTTGGGATTTAGAAGATAATATAATAAAGTTTTACACAATAAGTAGGGATAAAAAAATATTTATTTGTTATGTTTATAACACAACGCGTGATGACGAAAAAAATATAATTAAAATAACATATTTATCAAAAAAAACATATGATGTGAATAAAAATACAACATATATGTTTAAAAATGGAAAAACCGTGGAACAATATAACAGTGTTCCAAAATTAGATAATATATATTATAATAAATATCCAAAATTAAAAAATATTATAACGGATATGATTGAGCGAGGTTTCGAATTAGATACATATAGTGATTATGATAATTTTTTAAATTTATACTTTGACTGAAAAATACTTACTAAATAAGTATAAATAAATCATAATTATACGGAATTAATATAAATATAATATAATATATTATATTAATTTATAAATTAATGCAGTTGAGTGAATTAAAAAAACTTACGATGGACCAGTTAATTATTGTTGCAGGACGTGTGGAATTTCATATGCGCGAAGTTAATAACACAGATGATTATAATGATGATGAAGTAGTATGGTTAGCAACATATAAACTGGTAACAGACCCGGTAATGCAAAGAGTATCAAATTTTGCAATATATAATTTTCCTCCACTTAAATTATTAATCAAGAAAAACCTGAGAGAATATATAGTATATTTTACGAACAATCCCAAACCCGAAATATCGGTATAATGAATATTGATAAATAATATATATATTGAAATACCATTTAAAACATAATATATTATAATATGTATAATAATATGACAACATTATTGATTAGCGCAACAATTTTTTCATTATACGTAATGAATGTATCCGGTTTTAATGTGACTGATAACCACTGGTCTTTATTTCAACATTTTGTTGATAAACATCAAAAGCAATATTCTTCATATACAGAATATAAACGTCGCTTTGATATTTTTGCAGACAATTTAAATTTTATTCACACAGAAAACTCAAACGGTAAAAATAAATATAATTTAGGAATTACAAAGTTTGCGGATTTAACCCATATTGAATTTTCCAAACGTTTGAATAAATTTGATACTATTGGTTCGAGTTGTGATAAATTTACTTCACAAGAAACAACAGTTAATGAGATTGATTGGAGACAAAAAAACGCGGTAACGAGTGTAAAAGACCAAGGTCAATGTGGTTCTTGCTGGTCATTTAGTGCGTGTGGTTCGATGGAAGGCGTGTGGGCAATTGGAACAGGTGAATTAATCAGTTTATCAGAACAGCAGTTAGTTGATTGTGCGACACGGTCATATGGTAATCATGGGTGTAATGGTGGATTGATGGATGGTGCTTTTCAATATGCAATTGATAACGGTATGTGTTCTAATGATGAATATAGTTATAATGCTGAAAAAGATAGTTGTGAAACTTGTACAACAGTTGCTAGTTTCAATGGTTGTATTGATGTTACTCCAAATAATCAACAACATTTGAAAGAAGCAGTTGCAATGAACCCTGTTTCTGTAGCAATTGAAGCTGATACCCGAGTGTTTCAAATGTACTCTGATGGTGTAATCACAAGTGATGCGTGTGGAACTAACTTGGATCACGGTGTTTTAATTGTTGGTTATGGTGAAGAGGCAGGAACAGAGTACTGGTTAGTTAAAAATAGTTGGAGTGAAACTTGGGGGGAGAACGGTTACGTTAAAATTGAAAGAAGTGATGCAACAAATGACCCTGGAATTTGTGGAATTGCTATGCAACCATCTTATCCAACAATGTAAATGTAATGTATTTTGAAAACAATATAATAATATTTTATAAAATTATTATTATATATATGGTAGATAAACCATTTGAAGTAGATAATTTATTATTTGCGTTAGATGATGAAACAAATCATTCAATACTAAATTTGACATCAAAAAAAATAGAGGAAATGAAACATAATATATTATCTGATATTGGAATACCAGATGAAATTAAAAATGAATTTATAAGTAAATTGCAAAATTATATATACATGGATGAAATACCAGATATAAAAGTTGGGAGTTTTATAAGATGGATACCATTAAGTAATCCAGATAAAATAATACTAACAAGAGGAGGTAATATTTGCGACATTAATATTACAGATAAAGGCACAAGTATAGTTGTAAAGAATTATTTCGGCAAAGGTATGCAAGTTAGTATGGATAAAGCGCTTATTTTCAGAAAATTAAATGATGATGAATTAATATTACTTAGTGCAATGAATTATTTACAGCCAGACCAAGTATAAAAAAAATGTATAAAAGAATGTTTATATTATATTTATTATGGAAGACGCAATTTCACCATTAGATGGAAGATATTACGAAAAAACCAAAGAGTTGCGTCATTATTTTAGTGAGAAATCATTTTTTAAATATCGTTTGTATGTTGAAATTAAATATTTTATAAAATTAATTGATATTTTACCTGAATTACATATGAATAAAATACAAAAAAATGAAATAATGCTCAATTTAATGGGTTATTATGAAAAATTTGGTGATGTAGATTATTTTTCAATAAAACAGTTTGAACATACAACAAAGCACGATATTAAAGCACTTGAGTATTATATTCAAGATATTTTTGCAAATTTAAAATTAACAGAATATATATCATTTATTCATTTTGGTTTAACATCGCAAGATATAAATACAAGTGCTAACATATTATCATTAAAAGATTCTATTAATGATGTAGTAATGCCATATTTAATTAAGATAATAAATATTTTAGATGTGTATAAAAATGAAATGAGTGATACAACAATGTTGTCTTTTACACATGGACAACCAGCTGTTCCAACAACAATGGGAAAAGAATTGAATGTTTATAGTTATAGATTAAAACAACAATTAGAAAATCTACAAAATATTGTTTACAGCACTAAATTTGGTGGTGCGGTTGGTAATTTCAATGCTCATCATTTGGCATATCCAAATATAGATTGGAATAAATTTGCTGATGATTTTGTCGAAAATGAATTAGGTTTAAAAAGAGAAGCGCATACAACACAAATAAGTAATTATGATAATATATGTAACCTATTTAATTTGATAAAAACTATAAATAATATTATTAATGATTTGAATATTGATTGCTGGCTATATATTTCAAAGGGTTATTTAAAACAACGAATAAATGAGAATGAAACGGGTTCTTCAACAATGCCTCATAAAGTAAATCCAATAAATTTTGAAAATAGTGAAGGAAATATATGTATTGCAAACTCGCTAATAGAAGGAATAACAAGAAAATTACCTGTTTCGCGTTTACAGCGTGATTTAACCGATAGTACTATATTACGCAATATAGGTTCTATAATAGGTTATTGTATAATATCATATAAATCTACATTAGAAGGTTTAAATAAAATATCATTAAATTATGAGATAATAAAGGACGAATTAGAGAAGAATTCTATTATTGTATCTGAGGGTATCCAGACTGTAATGAGAAAACATAAAATTGAAAACTCTTATGAAAAATTAAAAAAATTAACAAGAGATAATACGATAATAAATGAAAAAGATATTACAAAATATATTCACACATTAGAAAACTTCGCAAAAAAAGAGTTGCTATTATTAAATGTGCATAATTATGTTGGATATAGTAAAACACGATAAGATATCATGAATTTTTGATATATCTAATGTGTAAAAGCGTATTTAATTGTTTTTAAATAACCAGGGAATGGTGGCGATATTCCCCGACAGGCAGGCTTTCCAAATAAGAATAACATATAATTAAATTTATCTTTATATTCCAATTTTTTATAACCTAAATAAGTTATAAACCCTAATAATGTTGATATTCCAACAGAAACCGATAAATATTTTTGCGCTTGTGTAATTAGTAATTTAATCTTATCTTTTTCTTCATTATCTTTATCATCTTCATTATCTTTATCATCTTCATTATTCTTATTTAGCTCATCAATCGATTTACTTTTAAGATCTAATAAATATATAGCACCAACTAAACCAAATATTAAAAACCAAAATGTATAATATGTTTTTGATGTAATTATAAATCCAGCGTATATAGCAGTTGTTAAAAATAGTAATGTATCTGACCTTTTTAATTCCGGTATAGTTAAAGTTACAAAAAATACTAGCGTTAAATAACCTAATGCGTGTTTTGCATACATATTTTCGGAAAATATTTGTTGTACTCTACAGGGAAATAATTCCCCTAAATAGTTACCTGATAAAATTAAAACGAACACAAATATTGCGATCATCTTAGGAGCTAATTCTGCGTTGTCTATATTTAAATTCATTTATATATTATGCTATATATTATGATATATATTGTTTTTTTTGCGTTAAATATTTTATAAGTAATATATATAAATATGGCAAATACGTGGATGGCTCATGTAAAACAAGTAGGTGGGGACAATCCCGAACTAATGAAAAAGGGGGGGTTTAAGGCAATTTTAAAATTAGCTGGAAAAACATGGAAAAAAGGAACTGGTGCTGTAAGTTCAGTTGTTAAAGGAACAACTAATGGTATTAGTAAAGTTGCAAAAACTGCTGGTAAAACATTGAAAATGAAAAAACGAAAGGCAACCCGAAAAAAAGGTAAGAAAACCAGAAAAAAAGGTAAGAAAACACGTGGAAAACGTTAAAATTAATCAAATATAAAAAATGTAAAAAATTATATATATTTTTACATTTTACTAGGTAAGGTTATCCTAATAAGGTTATCCTAATGTCTAATTGTATTCAATACCAAAAATATTAATAAAATCTATTTTTGTATATATTGGTTTATTTAATCCAATCGCTTTTTTTACTTTACTATTATCTTCACTTAAATCTTTAACCACCAATGCAAACGTTTTGGAATTAACAGTTGTAGATAGTTTTACAGAGTATTTTGATTCAATAAAATCTATTAATTTGGAATCTCTAAACCCAGTAAATACAATGTTTTTTTCAAACAATGCGTGGTCGTAATCAACTTCTACAAGAGTAGTTTTGTTTGTGTCAAACATTAATTTGTCGTGTAAATTACATTCTTTCATAAATGCAACAAAATCATCCTTTTTATTACAAAAATCCTTTGCCGTTTTTATAGCAATCCCTTTAATTGATATTAATCTATCTTCCAATACACTGGGAGCGATTGTATCTGTTAAAATATTAGGATATATTTTTAATATAATATCAAATTTCTTTTTACCAAATCCGTGTCCAAATATATTAGATGCAACCATAAATGTCGATAACGACGAAGTCGCAACTTTATCTTTAATACTTTGAAAAATATTTTCTGCCGTTTTCGATTTAAACCCATCTATTTTCAAAAAATCCCCAACAGACATCTTTAGAATGGAAGGTACATTTGAATAACCAGCATCTATAATACGCTTCACATTTCCATCACTTAATTGTTTCACATTCAATGTCGTAAAAAACATTGTTATATTTTTATGAATAACTGTTGAATTAGTGGCGGCGTCTTCAAGAATTATATCAATATGTGTATCATTCCAATAATATGGAACATCCGGAAATTTAATTTCGGTTGCTGGTTGTGTTACATCCATAATATATGGTATTACATCACCACTTCGAATAATTTTAACAATTGCACCAATGCCTAACTTTTTATCTTCAATAAACTTGGCATTAAATGCTGTTGCGTATTCTATTTTAACACCACCTAACATGATTGGTTCAATTTGTATTTTAGGTTTCAAATATCCGTCCTTGCTTGGGTTCCATATTACATTTACTACTTTTGACTCGGCAATTTGTTCAGTTAATATCATTTTAAACGCGAAAGCATATTCCGGATTTTTGTCTTGTCTATCGTATATTTTATTATGGCATACAATAATACCATCAATTTCATATTTATAACTTTCTCTCCAAGAAATTAAAATTTGGGATAGATTATCTACTGTTAATAAATCCTTCTCTTCATTCAATACACATTCAACATCAGACTCGTTAATAAATGTAATTTGGTCCTTTATAGAAAATACTGGTGTTATAACTTCATACGCTACAAAATCAACGTGTTTCAGTCTTTCTTTGTTAATCGTTTTGGAATTTATTATACCAGCTACAAAATTTCTAGGATTTGCAAAATCTGTTTTATAATATTGTTCAAATATTGATTTCTCAATAATGAATTCACCGCGTATTGTTAACCCCGGTTCTTTCGGTAATTTTAAATAAGGTATCAAATGTGTTATATCTTGTCCTACTTTTCCGTTTCCTCTTGTATATAATTTTGCAATACCATTTTCTGTGCTATATAAACCACTAACGCCGTCTAACTTAGCAGAAATTATATAACCAGACGGAATTATATAATCAGCCGGATATTTTTCTATCCATTTATTAATTGATTCTTCGGTTTTTAGTTTATCCATAGAACCCATAAAATATGGCAAATCCACCTTTTCCTTTTTTGAAATAGGAGCACCAATTTCATTCAATATTTTATTATCCGGATATTTACTTTCCATATATTCTTTTATCATATCAAATTCATTATCATTCATGATTGGGGTTTCATTATAATACAATTTATTTGCCTCCTTTATTATTTTTGCTAATTGCTCTTCCCCTGATTGTTCAAGCAGTTTAATACCATCAGTCCTTAATTTTGGTGCAAATTTTTTAATACTTATCAAACGAGGTTTTGATATTTTTTTTGTTTGTTTCTTCATGTTATTATTATTCCCATTAGAATTTTTTTTTAATGTTCTTTTTTTCTTAACTTTTATTAAAACTTCACCCTCTCTTGGTTTATTATTTTTAATTTCATTGTTATATTTAACATCTTCAGTTATGGTTGCTTCTTGTTGTTGTTGTTGTGGTTCTTCTGGTTGTTGTTCTTCTGGTTGTTGTTCTTCTGGTTGTTGTTCTTCT